GTAATTGATTATCAAGAATACCCCGTTCTAGCTGGTGAAAAATTTACTAAAAACAGAAGATCGCTTGGTGTTGGCGTAACAAACCTTGCTGGGTTCTTGGCTAAGAACAAACTTTTCTATAATGAAAAAGAAGCGTTACAGCTAGTGCATGAGACAATGGAGCAGATCCAGTGGAATTTAATTAGCGCAAGCTGCGAGTTAGCTGAAGAAAAAGGTGCATGTCCTAAGTTTAATGAAACAAAATACGCACAAGGATTGCTACCGATTGACTGGTACAAGAAGACTGTTGACGAATTAGTAAAACCACAATACAATATGGATTGGGAGGAATTACGTGAACGTGTTAAAAAATATGGCTTGCGACACTCTACACTATCTGCTATTATGCCTTGTGAATCTAGCTCCGTCATTCAAAACTCTACCAATGGAATTGAGCCAGTACGGAGCTTGCTCATTTCCAAGAAAGCAAAAAACGGAGTACTTAAACAATTAGTACCAAACTATCACATGCGTAAGAATTATTACACGATGGCTTGGGATATGCCCGACAATAAAGGTATGATGAACGTAGCTGCTGTCATACAGAAATTTGTGGATATGAGCATGAGTACTAACCTGTATTATAATTATGCTCACTATGAGGGTGGAAACATCCCATTAAGTGTTCTTATTAAAGATCAAATATATGGGTATAAATACGGACTAAAAAACTTTTATTATTGTAATACGCCCGATGGTGACGGCGAGACTGAAAAAGATATGAACTGCGAATCTGGAGCTTGCGCGATATGAAAACTATTTTTAATACGAAGAACGTTGACCCGATGTCTCAACCTCTATTCCTTGGTAAAGACCTTGGAGTTCAAAGATATGATATAGTAAAATACCCAGTCTTTAAAGGCTTAGACAGTAAACAGATGATGAACTTCTGGCGACCAGAAGAGATCGAACTGAAGAAAGATCGTGGTGATTTTAAAGAAATGTCTGACAACGAGAAGTTTATCTTTACTTCCAATCTAAAATATCAAACAATGCTTGATAGTGTGATTTGTCGTGGCGTACCAACTCTTCTTGAATATGTAACAAACACTGAACTTGAAGCATGTATGATGACTTGGCAGTTCTTTGAGAAGATTCATTCGCAAAGCTACAGCTATATCATTCAAAATGTTTATGCCGATAGCTCCGAAGTGTTTGGCGGAATTTATCAAGATAAAGAGATTATGAAGCGTGCAAATAGCGCGATTGCTGACTATAATAACCTAATGGGAATGGCTTGTAATTCTACCAAGATTTCCGATTTAAAAAAGCAAATTTATATGACGGTTATCAGTATTAATATTCTTGAAGCTGTGAGGTTCTACGTTAGTTTTATTTGTAGCTTTGCCTTTGCCGAAAACAAAAAAATGGTTGGTAACGCCGACATCATCAAACTAATCAAGCGAGACGAGGCTTTGCACTTGACAAATACGCAAGAGATTCTTAAAATCCTACATAGAGAAGAATCTGAAGGATTCACTAAGGTTGCAGAGCAGTGTCAAGAAGATGCTATTCAGATGTTCGAGAACGCAGCAAAAGAAGAAAAAGAATGGGCATCATACCTCTTTAAAGATGGTTCTATCATTGGTCTTAATGAGGTTGTGCTTCATCAATATATCGACTGGCTGTGCATGTCAAGACGTAAAAACATTGGACTGCCATATGAAAGCGTTGGCAGAAATCCTATCGCTGGCTGGACAGAGCATTGGCTAAATAGTGAAAGTGTTCAGGTTGCACCACAAGAACACGAAATTACTTCGTATAAAATTGGTGCTAGTAAAAACGATTTAGAAGACATGGATTTTGGAGATTTAGGACTATGAATGAAGAGTGTCAAGACTATAAAGCTAGACAAGAAATGTTGAATAGTATTTCATCTAATATCGGCACTAAAACTTATCTTGAAAAGATTACACGGTGGCATCACGATAGAAACCTTATTCAAGGCTCTACAGATAAAGATCAGTTCTGCAAACTAATGCAAGAGGCTGGAGAATTATCTGACAGTATTTGCAAAGGTAAAGATGTGTCGGATGACATTGGGGACATGATTGTAGTATTAATTAATATTGCAGAAAGGAATGGTCTTAGCATATCATCCTGCTTAAAAAGGGCGTGGGATGACATCAAAGACAGGAAAGGTAAAATGGTTGATGGAGTTTTTGTTAAAGAATCCGACCTATAAACCTTCCATAAAGGGTAATAAATGAAAACTAAAAGACAACGAAGAGAAGAACAAAAAGCACCGCAGAAAGTTAAACCCTTAGAAGCTAAAACATATAACCAAAAAGAGTATATTAGAAATATTATTGAAAACGACATTATCTTTTGTTCAGGCCCAGCCGGTTCCGGCAAATCATTTGTTGCGGCTGGAATAGCAGCAGAACATTTACACAGAGGAGAGATTGAAAAGGTAATTGTAACAAGACCTTTAATTTGTACAGGTAAAGATATTGGACATTTGCCCGGAGAGATGGGAGAAAAAATTGCCCCATACTTATTACCTATGAAAGAAAACTTACAATACTTTCTAGGTCAAGCATATTATGGTTTATACGCAAATGAAGGACAGATTCAATACAAACCACTAGAGGTTATGAGAGGTTCTACGTTTCACAATTCGTATATGATTTTAGACGAAGCTCAAAACTGTACCGAAGATCAAATTAAAATGTTTGTATCTCGGATGGGGGAAGGGTCAAAAGTTTTAATCAACGGCGACATAGATCAGGACGACCTAAGAGGAAGAAGCGGCTTGGCCTTTTGTATGGATAGATTACAGGGTATTGAAGGTATCGCTGTGTGCAAATTAGGATATGAAGATATACAAAGAAATGGAATAATCGGTAGATTTCTTAAAGCATTGGAGGACTAAATGCCACTATATGATTATGAATGTAAAAACTGTGGGGCGGAAGTTAGTGATGTATTCCAAAAGGTTACAGAGCCAGAACTTAAAAAATGTTCCACATGCAACCAAGACTCATTGTTTAGAGTTGTCACCGGCGGGCTTCACAGTTTTATGGCTGGTAGTAATACCATTGGTAGCCTAGCAGATAAAAACGCTAGGATTAATAAAAATTTAATTAATGAAAATATTCATCGCAAACAAGAATCAGAGCCTAAAGAAGAAAAACCGTGGTATCATGAACATACCACAGCTACCAATAAAGAGGTAAGCAAAATGTCGAAAGAACAGAAAGCTAGATACATTATGGAGGGTAAAAAGTAATGTCATTAGACTCAATTAAAAAAGACACTAAGCCTAAGACTGTGCATGAGTTAGGGTTTGATAAGAGCGGATCAATGGTAGAACAAAAAACCAACAAGGATCATTACGGCAAGATTGTTTATGTTGATGGCGTAGAATACTCCCACCATATTAAAGTATTAGAAAGTAATGTTTATGACCCACTCGGAGCATATTCTAACAGGAGAAGATATCTTCAAGCGTCATTTAAGAAGGTATCAGCAAAGACATTTAATTATTACATGATGTATCTTAAAACAAACAATTCAATTTACTTAACCCGCGCTCAAAGAGGATTTATTAACAATGACTAAAACAGGACCACTCAGTAAAGCAGAACAATTTTATATTGAAAACAAAGTTCCAGAAGGCGTAACAGTTGATGAGCTTGCCAAAGAATTGGATAGGACAAAGAAATCTATTCAAACATATGTAGACAAAAATGACATCAAGGCTTCTTCTGATTCCAAAAAAGAAACTCTACTGTCACAACAATTCGCTAAAAATCGAGGCTCTACAGTAATGACTCCAAACGCATCTATCATGGCAGATGAAATGCGAATGAATTTTAACAGTAACAAATCATCAAGAAGAAGATGTATCACAAAGATTAAAGATGAATAATACAGAATTTTTAAAAAGATACCGACAAGATAAGACTTCTGTGTGGGTCAAAGTAAAACTAACTAACGATAAAGAGTTTTATTTTACTAACTATAAAGGTAGCTGGGAAGGAATTAAAGCAACGTGCGACTTTAAGAATCTATTTATTAAAGAATTTATATTGCAATTTCGCTCTCACGAAGTTATTATAGATATACCAGAAGACGCTGACGCATTTTATTTTGTCAGATCAATCTTGGGTCAAATGGGTGCCGACTGCCAACACTACTACACTGTTGGGGTTATCAAGGGTGACAATGTTCAAAAGGACATGTATATCATACCAGAGCTTATTAAAGACAAAAGTTATGAAGACAACATTGAATCTTGTTTTGAAGAAGGTATAATCTATGATGGCAGAAAAAAGAAGAAAGAGAACTGATAAAAGCAAGTATAAGCATGAAAGCACCGGCGATTACTGCACCTGTGCTGCTTATGTTGCTGAAATCATGTGTAAGAAAAACGCAGAGAACAAAAACCAAGGCTCTTTGCCATACAAGTTCTGGAATAAAAAACCTTGGGATTGGACTTTCCGAAAACAACTCTGTGCCGCAAATAACATGATAAAAAAATACTCCGAAGAAGCTCTAGTGAAAGCGATTCACTCAGATGACTTTCGTGGAATTTTTTCTCTAAATCATCCAAAAGCTACTGGGATAATTCAGAGGTATCAGCTAGTATTAGATACACAGGCTGATGATATTCAAATCATTGAAGTCAAAGAAAATCCGACGCACCAAAAGAAGCGATTCGGTAAAAAAAGTAATTTATTAAACAAATTGAGGGATATTGAAAATGGCGAAGAAGAAAGCTAAAGTTACCGAATTCTTGGATGATGCAATTAGCAATCAGATTATTAAAAAATATGGAGCAATAGTTGAGTCTGGTAATCAAGTTCTAGCCACTCTTGAAAACTATAGGACGATTGGGATCTCTCCAGCGCTTGATATTGCTCTTGGCGGTGGTTTGCGCGAAGGTCAATGTGTCGCCATGACTGGTGACCCAAAGACCGGAAAGACAACCACAGCGCTGTATTTCGCGGCTAAGGCTCAAGCCGCTGGTAAAAATGTTATCTACTTTAATACTGAGGGCCGACTGACAAAAGAAAATTTTCGAGGCATTAAAGGATTAAACGTAGAAAAGATTAAGATCGTTCAAGCTACCGACGAGCAACCAATCGTTTCGGCAGAAACGTATCTCAATGCTATTGAAACCTACATCAAGAATACACCAGACCTAGTTGCTATCATTGACTCTGCATCTAATATGGTTCCTCAAGATGAGCTTGACGGAGAGATTAGGTCGGGTGTTCGCAATTTGCTTCCGAGGCTTCTCTCTATGTTCTTTAAAAGAATTAGCGGCGACGTTTCTCGAATGAAAGCTATCTGTATTTTTATTACACATAATATTGCTAATACTAGCGGTAGCAGGTATGCACCAGCAAAGATGGCGGACTGTGGTAACATGCTTCAATTTCAAGTCGGCACCAATATGATTATCACTCACCGTGGTAAATGGGAAGTACCTAAAGAGTCTGGAAATCATGTTGGACAAGTAGCTAACTGGGTTATTAAAACTTCTGCTGCTGGTGGTAGACCAAATTCTACAGCTGAAAGCTGGATTAAGTACGGGGTTGGTATTGATGAATCACAGGAGATTGCTCAGATTGCTAGCGAATTTGCCATGATTAGCCGTAGCGGAGCTTGGTACACGATTACATGCGCCGTTGAAAACAAAGACGACCCAGTTATTAAAAATTGGCTAATGCAGAACGATGTAAATGCCGATAACGATGAAGACATAGAAAGAGCCTTCAAGTTTCAAGGTATGGATAAAGTTACTACGTTCTTGGAAGAAAACGAAGAGATCACTCAGTTTATCTATGAGCAAATCAGAGAAGTGTTCATATGAAAATTACTGGACTAAATGGTAGAGAGTACAATTTAGACTTAAAGAAATATTCACATCAAAGATCAAAATGCTCTTTCTATCATAAGGTTGCTAGAGAACTATTAGCTGATATGTTCTCAGGTTATCATATATATGAAGAAGTAAAACTTCCCGGAACAGTAAATCCTTCAAAAAAATCTGTGCTATATCTTGACTTCTTAATTCCTAATGCTATAATGGCTATAGAGGTTCACGGACAACAGCACTTTGAATATGTACCATACTTTCATAAGACAAAGGCCGGTTTTTTACAATCAAAGGCTAGAGATCGCGCTAAAGCAGAATGGTGTGAATTAAATGGACTTACACTCGTTGAACTTAGATGGGATGAATCTGTCGAGTATTGGAGAGAAAAAATTGAACGCAGCAGATAGACTAAAAAATTTCTTAGACGGTATTGAAAGATACATCAACGGACATAACTTAAACCCATCACCCTTTAATCCTGAGTTTGCCATAGCTGAGACTTTTTCTTTAGAGCAGCTTGGTAGGCTAACACAGGACGAATGTTTTAACTATGGGCTACAGCTTTATCAATACGCAGACCATGTAGCTAGAGAAAAAGCTCAGTGCGAGACTGTTCTTATGTGGTGCGAGCATAATCTTCAGGGTGTTATCGCGAGCGAGATTAACTCTGGTGACTGGGGTACGTATGCAAAACATGAGACTAAAGTCGCGACCATTCTTAAAGAAAACACTTTTGCAAACAAAGTTAATGAATGGAAGATGGCCGCTCAGGGTAGAATAGAAAACTTAAAGAGTAGAGAATACAACATTCGTCGCAAGGCGGAAATACTATTTGAGAAAGGAAAGAGAAAATGAGTGACGATCTTGTAAAAACATTATTAGAGTCGTTAACAGATGAACAAAAGGCTCAATTGGTACAAGGCTTGTTAAAGTCAAACCAAAACAATGAAGTTCCAACATTAAAAATAGAGATAGAGGAAACCGTTTCCTCGACTCCACCTCGTCGGAGGGTGAACGAGGACTTCACGGTAAAGCGTGATGAAAATTTAGATAACAGGAAAACTCCAGTGAGAGCGAGAAAAAACGATTGGGTCGATGACGGCGAAGCCAGAGATGCCAATTTTGATTACGCAAAGTTTGAAAAAATGAAAACACCTCGACAACGAGGAAAACCAAAGAAGCGAGATGTTGAATGTCATGTTTGTGGTAGAACATTTACCATGAACGAAGGCTTGATTTATGGCGAATATGTACGATGTAACCGATGCACAGGAAGATAAAATGGACTCTCAGCTTTCAGATGCTGGATCAGAAAGAGCATTACTCGCTGGTCTATTTGCCTATGGTTTAGAATCTTATGTTGAAATTAGTGACTTTATTTCTGCTAGTAGCTTTTCTAACAGAAATAATCAGGTCATCTATAAATGTGTTGAAAAAGTTCTTGAGCGTGACGCAGAAATTGATATTGCATCTTTGCTATCAGCCGCAGAGCAACTGAATTTATCTGAGACTATACAAACTCAACAAGAACTTGAATACATCAGCAACTTGATGGATTTTCCAGTCAAGAAACAAAATGTAATTCGGTTTGCCGCGCAGGTTAAGAAGTTTGAGTTTGCTAGAAATGCTAGAAAAATAGCAAATAAGATTGATCACGACATCGCATCTATCAATGGCGACGAGACGATTGATGATATAATCAGTCTGGTAGAAACGCCGTTGATGGATTTCTTGCGCGATGATGAAACTGGTCAAAAGCCAGAGATGATTGGGGATGATATTGATGAATATATTGAACATCTTATCGAAAACAAATGCGATCAGATTGGACTCTCTAGCGGATTTCCAAGGTTTGATTCTGTCATTGGTGGTGGCTTACGCCGTAAGTGTGTGGATCTGGTATCGGCAAGGCCCGGCGTTGGTAAGTCTGTCTTTGCAGATAACGTTGCTCTCCATAATGCTCGTAAAGGTATTCCTGTCTTAATGCTTGATACTGAAATGAGCAAAGAGGATCACCAGAATAGAATTCTTTCTAACATAAGCGGTGTTCCTATCCAAGAGATTGCTACCGGTAAATTTGCAGAAGACGATGAAAAGCTGATTAAAGTTAAAGAAGCTAAGGAAGAGATTCGTAACCTGCCATATACGTATATAAGTGTAGCCGGTGCGCCGTTTGAGACGATATTAAATACTATTAAGAGATGGATATTAAGACAGGTTGGACAAGATGAAAACGGCAAAACTAATGATTGCTTGGTTGTTTATGATTATCTTAAACTTATGTCATCTGGCTCAATCAATAATAATATTCAGGAATATCAAGCGTTAGGGTTTCAGATTACAAACCTCCATAACCTAGCTGTTAAATATGATTTTCCATGCCTCTCCTTTGTCCAGTTAAATAGAGATGGTATTACAAAAGAGTCTACGGACGCTGTAAGCGGTTCTGACAGACTTATTTGGTTATGTACATCCTTCTCTATCTTTAAATTAAAGTCGGCAGAGGAGCTTGCTGAAGATGGGCCAAGAGCAGGTAATCGTAAGTTAGTAACATTAAAAGCGCGTCACGGCGCAGGACTCATAGACGGTAACTATATTAACATGAATATGATAGGATCTCATTCACAACTTAAAGAGCTTAGAACGAGAGATGAAATGCGCTTGTCACCTGATGGAGATGTGATAGAAGGTTCAGACACTCCCTTTGAAGTTCCATTCGATGTAGACGAAGAATCTGAGAATTAAATGTTAGCAATATTCTCAATAAGTATATCCACTGTCTTATACTTACTCTGTTCTTTAGATAATATTAGACAGGGCGATTACCCACACGCCCTGACTTGGTTCGCTTATTCACTGGCAAACATAGGTTTAATTTGGTATGAGTACAACAAATACGCGACTGGATCTCAATAAAGTCGCAGAGATTGTTTTTCAAGATATTGATCGGCTTTTAGAAAGTTTTAACTTGGATTATAGCCAAGACGCAGATAATATATTTATGAAGTGTCCTATACACAGTGGTAGTGATAATCCAACGGCGCTATCAATGTCTCTCGATAAAAAAATGTGGAGGTGTTGGACTAGGGGGTGTCACGAACACTACCAGTCTAATATTTTTGGCTTTGTTAAAGGAATGTTAGATACCGATTCTTTTTCAGATGCCCTGAGATATATTTGCAAACTTTATGATGTAAATCAAGCAAAGGAAAGCCATGACAACACTAATTATAGGAATAATAATACTGATAGTGATGATGCTTTTGATTTTGGCAAAGTTATATCTAGTATTAAAAAACCTAGAAAAGCAAATGGTCATAACGGAGAGTATTTTTCTGGATCAAGACCAACAACTGAGAAAACTCCGTCACCGTATTTCATCTCAAGAGGATTTGAACCGGCTACTTTGGAACACTTCGGCGTTAGAGATACACCAGCAGGAACAAGCGGAGTCCTTAGACATAGATCAATCATCCCAATCAGCGACTCCAACGGAGACTACTGCGGTTATATCGGACGAGCAACCAGAGATTTTATCCAGCCTAAATATATATTCTCAAAAGGAATTAGAAAATCAGACTACCTCTACAACTACCACAGAGCGGTCAACTCACTGGTTCATTTAGACGCGATATTTTTAGTAGAAGGTCAGGGAGATGTTTGGAAACTTTGGGAGTGTGGAGTTAATAATGTCGTAGGTCTTTTTGGAAAAGATATCTCAACCACACAAAAAAGTCTTTTGTTGTCTAGCGGGGTTACAACCCTTGTTGTACTTACTGATAACGACCAAGCTGGTAGAGAATCAAAAATTAAAATAAAGAGAGACATGTCCAGACTGTTTAAACTTGTCTTTCCTAAAATGCACACTAAAGATTTAGGTAACATGTTCGTTGAGAACATTCAAGAAAACATATTGAAAGATTTAAAAGGGTACTATTAATGATTCTAGGAATTTCAGGACGCAAACAGGCTGGTAAAAACACCACCGCAAATATTTTTCATGGTATCGTACTAAAAAAACAAGGTCTTATTAAAGACTGGAACATTGACGCTCTAGGCCATCTAAATATCCTGACAGAAAATAATAACGGAAAAGAAGGTTGGGGATACTTTGATATCACAAGAAGAGATTCAGACTTTGTAGAATACGCAGAGCATAACATGTGGCCTCACGTTAAACTGTATAGCTTTGCAGATAACTTAAAATCCATTTGCACAGAACTTTTTAATATTCCTCATGAGTGCGTATACGGAACTGATGAACAAAAGAATCAGAAACAAGAACATCTTCTATGGGAAAATATGCCAACAACTTTCCCAATTAGTCATGGGCCAATGACTGCTCGCGAGTTTATGCAGTTCCTTGGAACAGACGTTATGCGTAAGATATATGAACCAGTATGGGTTCAGTCTTGTATCAAAAAAATCAAAAGAGAACAATCTGAGCTAGCTATTATTGCAGATGTGCGATTTCCTAATGAAGCAAAAGCTATCGAAAATGCTGGAGGCAAAGTTATACGACTCACACGAAAGGTTCATAACGATAATCATTCAAGTGAAGTAGCTTTGGATGACTACCCCTTTACAGATTATATTGACAATGAAAAAGAAAGCATTGACGATCTGATGGTAAAGGTTAAGAAATTTTACAACCACCTAAAGGGAGTGTGATGTTAGTTACATATGTTAGAAGTTCGAGCTACAACAACTATAGCTATTGCGAAATGCAATACTTCTTGACCTACGTATTAGGGTGGCAGTCTGACAGTGGCAAGAAGGCAGATATGGGAACTATGGCTCACAAGGTCATGGAAATCCTAGCTGGATTAAAAAAATGTCAACAAGACCATCCACGTAAGAAATATCTAGAAATTGAAGACGATAAGTGCGGTAAAATTAGAATTAGTAAAGATGATCTATATACTGACGCATTTATTGACGAAATGACAGAACTTGCTATAGCCAAGTACGCTGAAGATTCTAAACATAAGTTCTATCGTAAAGATAGAAAAGATGTCAGAGATACCGTTGAAACATTTTTGACACACAGCGATGGACTGTTCGATCCTAGACAACGAAACATCTATCATCCAGAGGCACACTTTGACATCCCGATTGAAGAAGATTGGGCCAAATTTGAATATGAAATTAATGGCGAGAAAGTTAATGGACAATTAGCAATAAAAGGAACAATCGACTTGACAACTTTGGTTAACGATGATACAATAGAGGTCATCGACTGGAAAACTGGTCGCCGTATGGACTGGGCTACAGGTGAGGTTAAAGACTATAAGAAACTAGAGAATGACGCTCAATTATTGCTGTACTTCTATGCAATTTCAAAGATTTATCCACAATATAAACATAAGATTATGAGCATCTTTTTCTACAAAGACTCAGAGGGTGAAGTAGACCCCATGCCCTTTAGTATCTGTTTTGGCCCAGAAGATGAACAAAGATTTTTAGATAAATTAAAAACACGATTTTTAGAAATCCAACAAAATAACAACCCCAAACCAATGGATGTTACAAGAACGCATTGGAAATGTAAATACCTCTGTCATTTTTGTAAAAATAAATGGGATGATTCTAATGACAATATGTGTATATATATAGAGAAGCATCTTAAAAAACATGGTATGGAAGAGACTGTCAAAAAATGCACAAGACCCGGATTTAATATAGGTTTTTATGAAGCGCCGGGTTAATCTTAGGAGATAATTATGTTTAATCATATTCACATTGGTCGTAGAGCGTTTCTACAAACAAGCCTATTTGCTGCTGCTGGTACTCAGTTTGCACTTGGTGAACAGAAATACTATGAAAGCATAGAGGGGCAGGCTAAAAGCACTATTTTCATTTACCTCCCCGGAGGTATTTCTGCTCAAGAGTCTTTTGACCCTAAGACCGTAGCGCCACTAGAGTATCGCGGCTCAATGAGTGCTATCGACACAAATGTTGCTGGGATTCAAATTAACGAAAGATTCCCAAAAACCGCTCAGGTTATGGATAAACTTACGATCATAAGGAGTATGACACATGGAGAAGCTGCCCACGAACGAGGAACAAACAGTGTTTTCACTGGCTACAAGCCTAGTCCTGCACTCAGCTACCCTTCTATTGGTTCCGTTGTTTCTCATGAGTTCGGTTCCCGCAACAATCTTCCAGCTTATATTTGCGTGCCAGAAAGACCCAATGAATTTGCGGGAACTGGATATCTAAGTAACGCCTACGCTCCATTTGCGCTAGGTTCCGATCCTGCTTCCGATGGGTTTAAAGTTAGGGATTTGTCTATCAATATTACAGACGATCACTTCACAAGAAGAAGAAATCTGTTAGATATTGTAAATAAGAATATGACAGAGCGCGTAAACTCTGATGCTGTAAAAGCGATGAATACTTTCTACGATAAAGCATACGATCTTGTTGGCAGTCAAAAGGCACAAGATGCGTTTGACATCGAGAAAGAGAAGCCAGAGGTTCGCGACAGATACGGACGGAACCAAGCAGGGGCAAGGATGCTCATGTCTAGGCGGCTTGTAGAAGCAGGCGCTAGATTTGTAACAATGACTTACGGTGGCTGGGACATGCACCAAGATATCTTTAGTGGTATAAATTCACAGGTTCCACCGTTTGACCAAGCATTTGCCGCTCTTATTCAAGACTTAACAGAACGAGGTTTGCTAGACTCTACACTTGTATGTGTTATTTCTGAGTTTGGTAGAACTCCAAAGGTAAACAAGGATGCTGGTCGTGACCATTGGCCTAAAGTTTTCAGTTCTATTCTTGCCGGTGGCGGGATCAAAGGCGGAATGACTTACGGTACTACCGACGCCACTGGCACTGAACCAGAAGATAATCCAGTGACCGTCCCACACTGGGCAACAACGATTTATCACCAAATGGGAATCAATGCCGACAAGGAACTTATGGCTCCGGGCGATAGACCTATTGAAATTGTAGATTTTGGTGAAGTTATTCAGGATATTATCGCATGATAAACAGAAGACATTTTATAGAACATGCTGGTGGGCTTGCCTCATTATCTACCGCCTCAACTTTATTTGGTCAAAACATAATTGATAACAAGGATACCTTGGTCAAGAATGAAAAGGCCGCAATACTTATTTGGCTTGGCGGTGGTCCACCAACTATTGATATGTGGGATGTAAAACAAGGCTCTGCTACTGGCGGACCTTCGCGAGTATTATCTACGACTGGTGATTTCCAGATCAATGAACTTATGCCAAAACTTGCTGGTATGGGAAAGGACTTCTCTCTCGTCAGAACTATGGCAACAAGAGAAGCAGACCATATGCGGGGATCGTATTATATGCACACGGCATTTAAGCCAAACCCCAATATGTCACACCCATCAATGGGTTCTGTAATATCATACGAGCTATCACAAGATAGAGATTATTTAGAAATTCCTCCATTCTTTGCTATTAGTACTGGTAGTGTAGGCGGCGGATTTTTAGGATCTGCTTGGAACCCCTTTGTTGTAAGCTCAAATGGTCAAGTTAGAAACCTTGGTGACAATGTAGATCTACAAAGGATGCAAGCGCTTGCCGCTATTGAAACTGAGTTTGTAAAGTCAACTAATAGTGATATGGCAAAAAGTCATATGAAAATGTTGCAACAAACATTTAAACTCAATACAAGTCCACAGATGAAAGCACTAAAACCTATTGGTGAGCCGCAGGAAATCATTGATGCTTATGGTGATACTGGATTTGGCAGAAGCGCTTTGATGGCAAGACGACTTGTTCAAACAGGTGTTCCATTCGTGGAGATTGGGTTTGGTGGTTGGGACTTGCATCAAAATACCCATGATACATTATCAACAAAACTTCCAGAAGTTGACGGGGTTGTATCTACACTGATGAATGACTTAAAACGTCTTAATATGTGGGATAATGTTGCCATCGTCATGATGGGAGAGTTTGGTAGGACTCCAAGAATCAACCAAAATGCTGGTCGAGATCACTGGGCAAAAGTGTGGTCGGCATTTGTTTCTGGCGGTTTGATTCAAGGTGGTCGCGCAATAGGATCGACAAACGCAGATGGTACAGAAATAAAAGATGGATTACCATATTCATCAGAAGATTTAATGACAACTATTTGTCACGCTCTTGGTATTGATATTAACAAGAGTTATACAGCTAAAAACGGTCGTCCAATGAAAATTGCTAATGGCGGCAAACTTATTACAGATTTAATTTAAGGAGATTTTTAAATGCCTATTCCATCCAGAAAAGACGGTGAAGACAGAAAACAATATCTTAGCCGCTGCATGAGTGACCCTACAGTAAGCAAAGAGTATCCAGAAAACGATCAAAGAATCGCCGTATGTCTCTCAAGAGCAGCGGAGGGGTTAGATCATGTTTCAGCAGCAGACTTTAAGATGTATTTTGAATCTTACGGCTCAGAAGAAGAGCTAACAGAAGATAACTTTGTTATTCCAACCGAGGAAGATTATGTCACAGCAGACGAAGTTTATTTTGAAGAATCTGAAATTGAAGAGTGGGATGTCTCTGTAGCAAAACCCGGACTTTGGGATAATATTCGCAAAAAGAAAGAGCGCGAAGGTAAGAACTATAAACCGGCTAAAAAGGGTGACAAAGACCGTCCAGATCCAGAAGCATGGAAGAAGGCTCAGTCAGCAGACTATCAAGGTCGCAAAGTTCAACTAGGAAAACCTTTTAGAACGCCTAAAGGTCCAAAGAAGATGAGCGTCTATGTAAAGAATGATAAAGGTAATGTTGTTAAGGTCAATTTTGGCGATCCAAATATGAAAATCAAAAAATCTGATCCTGCTCGCCGCAAGTCATTTAGAGCTAGACATAATTGCTCAAATCCCGGCCCTCGATGGAAAGCTCGATACTGGTCTTGCCGCGCTTGGTAAAAATTTTTATTTTGCCATTGTCTTTCAAGCGTTGCTAGACTATAATATATAAACTGCCCACAAGAAAGCCAAGTTTGGGGTCTTGAGCGAATAGGCAGAATCATCAAACCCCTTCTACTACTACCAATTAAAGTTGAGTTGACAGGCTCTCACACGAGGTGGTAGAGAAACCAAAGCCTGTTTTATTGAATCTTAAATATTGAAAAGGAATGTTATGGACTGGTTCCCGCTTTGTAATTACACACACTACTCTTTACAAAAAGGCTTCTCAAAGCCTAAAGAACTTGCTAAAAAATGTAAAGACAACGCATACCCTGCTTGTGGTATTGCAGACTATAAATCTATCTCAGGTGCAGTCGCTTTTTATAAGGCTTGCATAGCTAACGATATTAAACCTATCATTGGCTGCACCTTTGATGGATTTTCTCTTTTTGCCAAGAATCATCAAGGCTGGCTCGACCTAATTCAGATTGTGTCATCTATTACGCCAGAGGGCGAACTTGATAAGAGTTTGCTCATAGAGCTAACAAAAAAAGGCAACTTTATTTCTGTGTCTAAAGATGAGTCTGTATCTCCAATTCGCGGTGAAGACTTCTATCAAAAAACAGAATCATTCATGGATGTGTATTACGC